TATTTTAATATCATCTACTGTTGCACCACTAACAAAAATTTCATCTGGTTTACTTTGTATTTCAAATAAACTACCAAATGACTGTGCTGATGATCTAGGTAAAATTACAAAGTTAGTAACATCAGGCGATACAGTATTAATGACATAGGTTGTTAATTCACTAAGATAAAATCTATCGCCAAAGTCCCAGTTTTGTATTTCAAAAAATCTGTTTATTGCATTAATAATTCTTACTTTAAGATTATTATCATTAATTGCTTTATCAGGATTTTTTACAACCTTAAATTCAGCCTGTAATTTTGTTGGTGCTTTGGAGCCAAATAAAACTTTGTATTGTACAGGATGATAGATTATTTCATCACTAATAGTTTTAATTGCATTTAGGTTTGCTCCAAATTCAATTCTTAAACTATCTGTGGTAGGAGCAACGGGCTCAGCAGTTGCACCTGCTAGATAATTTCTATATGCAGTATCGTAGTTCTTGGTTAATAAGTATACGTCTACAATATTAGTTACACTAGGATCTATTCTTCTATTTTCACTAGCAGAATGTGTGTATTGAAATTTTAAATTTCTTCTTCCAACATATGCAACATAAGAACTGTCTAAGTCAAGAGTGTTTGTTGTTTTATTAACTCTTTTGACAACGTCTTCTGCAACATCACTAAAGTAAATTAATTGGTTATCATCAAAGTCGTTTACATTGACATCAGATTCTTTATTTCTAATTATAATTGCATCGTTTGTATTATCAAAAAGATTTAGAATGTTCGTACCGTACTCATCTACTGTTTTCACAAAGAACAAATAATTTGCTTCTACATCTGCACCTGCTACTTGTATAAATGAATCTGGGTCATCAACAACTCCGTCGTTGTCAGTGTCACTGAAACTAAGTTTAATTTCTTTTGCACTTTCGTATCCATCGTCAAATTCTATGGTATCAGTAATTTCAAACTTATAATCTCTACCTAATGCTGTAGAACTAGTAGTCTGGCTGTTGATTCCTAACACATTTACTGTGTCTTTTGCAATATTGCCTGTCAAATTATTGTATGCAATTTCATTTTTGTCAAAATAAAATCTATTTTGTTGAACACTACCGAATATGTAATTAAGTGTTCTAATTCTAATGACGTATTGATCGTTTTCCTTAACAAAAGCAAACAACCAAGATGCATCTAAATTCTCACTTGTTGTATCGCCTGCTTTACCTAAACTAAAATTATTAACTAAATCTAAATTTTGATTTTGTATAATCTTCCATGAAGTATCAGCAGTGTCGTATCGTAGACCAAAATTTAAATTAGCAAACATTAAATTTGTTATTTCTGTTTCTAAAGCAACGTCTAAATCATTTACGAATTTAGGAACAATGTTAGTTGCAATTGCTCCGTCTGGAATATTTTCATTAAAGGTGATAGGACCTAGTCCATTCGCTAATGCTCCTCTGTCAGCATTTGTTCCGTCACCTACGATTGATTGTACCTTAGCCCATATATATTTTGAACTTCCTGTATGATCTGCTTCTCCTGCCATCAACTTATTATTTTGGCTAGCCATAAAATGATAACCGTCAGGTGCAGTAAATTTAATTACTGATCCAACTGTTAAAAATTTTAAACTGCTTGTAGAGTAAGTTCCTACTTTAAGTAAACTGTTATCAATTGTATTTGTGAAATAACCTGTACCACTGTTTAAATCATTCGTGATACTGGTCCATACTGTTGTTTGTTCACTGAATGAAACTCTTTCATATTTTGTGATATAAAAGTTGTATAAGTCTTTGTCAGTAAATGCACCTTCAATATTGTTTCTTAAGAAATTAATTATTTCGGTCTTACTTGTGAATTTTAAAAATAAACTTCTTTCTGCTTCTTGTTTATAGATGTACCCGTCGTCTGCAAAAACATTTACAGCACTATATTTTCCACTGGCATCTACAATATCGTAGTTTCTACTAATACCGCTTGAAGTTCTATTCACTGCTTTAATTTTTAAAATATTTTGCGAACTAGCCAACGGAGCAAGATTGTAATCTTCCCCTGTTACCATTCTGTTTTGTGTATAATAAAGTGCCGGAGCATTTTGACGTATTGTATCTGTGCTTTCAGTTGCTGCTGCGTTGTTTACTGTATACTGTAGTCCTAAATTTACTGTTAGTGTATGTGCTATGCCAGACTTGTTCACATAGTTAATATCTATTGATATTCCTTTCATGTCATTAGGAGCGATAGAATATTCAAGTCCATTACTTACTCTGTAATATGTTCTAAATGACCCTTGCGGTAAGTTTCCATATGTACCATCAGCAAAAACTAGATTGACTTTATCATTAGGCTGTGTAGAAACAGAATATATATTTTTTACGTTACCAACAATACTATTGTAAGCAATATTATTTCCTGTTAAATTACTAACCTTAGTCCACTCTTGTTCCTGACCGCCTAAACTGTTTAAGCCAAACAACCACAAGTCATCATTGTTAATGTTATCTGTTTCAATTGCAATGGTTTCATTTGTAGTAGGTGTATCTATACTAAAGTCTGCAAACTCTAAACTACCTTGCTTAAACTGTAAGAAGAATCCTGTGTTTGCACTTGCACTACCTTTGCCGTCTTGTCTATACAAAAATCCTAATTGGTTTCCAGGTGTAGGGGCTTCTTCATATATAATTTCTTGTTCTTTAAAAGTTGTGCTTACTATTTCAAAAGCCATATTTCTGCCGGCAACACTTTTAGTAAAATTGTATAATGGCACATCGTTAGTTGTAGTTCTAAATCTATACTGCTCAGTTGGTATGCCTTGTATATTGGCAGCACCTTCGCTTCTGCCGAATTCTGTATTGTCTGCCATTGCGGCATTAAGAACTAAAATAAATTGTTCTGCCCAGTTTGTGTTTGTAGGATCATTCCATTTTACAGTTTGCTGTGCTAAATTTCTACCATTGCTATCTACAATATTTTCTGTAGTGCTTACAGAATTAAATTTTAAAAGTCCAGTTGCACCAATGTTTCTTTTAGCATTGTAAGAAAGCATTCTTGCTATTCTAAGCACACTTTCTTTACGTTCTGCTAGTTCTAAAAAATTCTCTCTACTTGCTAGATCTAGTCGAAAACTAATACTTTGACCTAGGAATGCAACAGCATCAACCAGCGCCATGTATTCAGAACTTTCAATGTAATCATTGAAATCTTCAGGATAATTTTCACGCAGATACGAGATAATAACTCGGCGTATATTCTCAAAATCATAGGACTTGAAATCCGCATTTCTAAAGGTTTGATAGATGCGTGTCCAGTCTTGATTAAGTATTAAATTGTTTTGTCTTGACGTTGTGCTCATTAAAGTATTATCCTATCGTAATATTTAGCCCTTGTAATTAACTGCTCAGTTTATTACCGAGTTGTTTCTGTCGAAATTAAATCTCATTCTTTCAGTAACATTAAAGGGAACATATACTACATCTGCTTCAATCCTTATGCCCTGCTCTGTACTATCTACAGATACACTTTGTACTACTACTCTAGGATCATAGTTTATGATAGTTTCAACGTCATTAGCAATTAGAGTTTTGACTTCTTCAGTAAACTGTTCAAACAACATATCCCAGATTATTGTACCAAAAGTAGGATTTTCTAGTTTCTCACCTTTCCTTATATAGAAATGATTGATAATATCTTGTTTTACCAAATCTATATCATATAATTTGAATCCACTTTTTTTGTTTTTTGAAGAAAAACCTCTATATGTAAAAGTATTTGCTCCTTGACTACCAACACTGGCCTGGTTTACTGCTACCGATTTTTGATTGTATATCTTTTTCATATACTACTCCTCCTGCTTCTCTTCAAGTTCCCTGTCTGTAAATGTTACATTTTGTAACGCAGGTGAATTATTTTCATGTAACGGCCAAGGTTCATGCATTGGTACACGTTTCATAATTGTTTTAATAGTTCCATCATTATACTTCAATTTAGGCCATCCAACATCTGGATTTGTAAATAAAGTTGTATGAAGATGCAATGCTGCAATAGTTGCTGCTTGTCTAGCCTCTTCCGCTTCTCTAGCCTCTGGTCCGTTCATATGGATTTCTGCTGCTGTTTCAGTATGGTTACCGCCACTTAAAATATCAGTGGTTCCGCCTGCTGTATAAGCATTATTTCCATCTGTATTTAAATCTAAGTTACCAGTTGTTTTGACAAGTGTATCACCAAATACTTTTAATTCAAAATCATGAGGTGAAACTACTCCGTAACCTGTAGAAATTTTAGTTGATCCTACTACACTAATATCTAAAGCACCGTTTACATCTAAATCATCTTTATTTTTATACGTTCTAGTTTCTATCTTACCATTTGCACCTATCAATATGTTAGTGTTGAATGCACTTTCTATTTGAATTCTTCCTGCTTCGTATTCGTTGCCATCTTGTATTTTAGGTATAGGATTTCCTTCTTCATCTCTTCTATGCAATTCTGATTCTGAAACATATTCAGCAGTGGCTTTCATGTTTATATTTCTTCCTGCTTCAATATTAACATCTCTGTCTGCTTTTATATTCAAATCATTTTCTGTGTGGACACTTATACTGTCTGCTGCATAGATATCTATTTTACCATTAGAAGTTAATTCTACCCATGCTGTGCCTTTACTGTTTCCTATGTAAATTAAATCTTCTGAATTATGTAAAAGAAGTTGGTGTCCGGTTCTTGTTCTTATTCTAGCATATTCATTGTAAGGTACAGTTGGCTCGCCTTTTTCATTAGTTGGTGCATTTTCTGCATCAGCAAATCTTTTCTCAATTACATCAATATATTTGACAGGTCCTTTGTCTGCTGTAGTCTGCCTTACATATCTATCGTCACCGTCGTCCATGACAAATTGTGTACCACCTAGCCTACTTACCGCAACACCTGTAAGTGATTGATTGTCAGCAGGTCCTGTAGGCATTCTTTTACTACCTTCTCTCCAATCCAACGGGCCAGGTGTAGAAATACCAAAAGCAGCATTTGGTGTTTGTCTTCTTGCCGAAGTTGTTGTTACACCTCTTACGTCATCTTCAAGTGTTCCTTGTTCAAGAAATCTATCTGCTATAGGATGAACAGGTTTTTTAATTTTATCTGGATCTTTTTCTGCTGCTTCTTGATTAAATCTTTTATTAATTTCTCCTACTGGAAGTGGCTGCTTGGTATCAAACTTTTTCTTATCTGCATCAGTAAGTTCTACTTGGGTAGAACCTGCAATTGCCGGAACCATGTTATTGGCAAAGTTTGCTGGTAAGCAAGCAAACCAGTAACCTTCTCCTGGGTTACCGTCAACAAATACGCACATAACTGTAACACCGACATCAGGTGGAACAAACCACATTCCGTATGATTTTTGTGTATCGTTAAAGTCTTCGTTGTTTTTGCCCATTGCAGGAAAAGGAGTATAGCCAAAAAAAGGCGATGCATAATTAACTGTATAAGTTTGATTGTCAGCGCCTATGTCATTGCCTTGTGCTTTTAACAAAGTCACACGCAATCTGCCGTTAAATGAAGGATCCATTACACTTACAACTTTTGCAAGGTAAACTCCTGATCCTAAATTTACACCTTGTGTTTCACCAGCGGGTTTTCTTCTTTGTATTGCCATTTATACTTCCTTACTAGAAATCTGGTCCTGCATAATAATTTTTATTTTCTACCTCTTCACTGGTATTTGTTTGTTCTTTAGTTTCACCGAGTACTTCAACAGTTTTGCCAGTTTGTTTGTCTGTGGATACGTTTTCTCCATCAAAGTCTGTTGGCTGTGCTTGCATTCTTACACATTGAAGATCCTGTTTAAATTGTCCACCTTCAAATTTACTAATAACTTTGATGACTCTGTAAATTCCACTGAAAGGACTTACACCTTCATCAAACTTAAACTCAACTCCGCCGGTTTTTTCATTAATATCTGCAGGAGTTCTAAATGTAATGTATATGTAAACATCTCTACCTTCATAATTCATTGTGCCATCTTCAGTAAGTTGTGGAGATACTTCTGCAGCAAAGTAATTACTAAGGCCACTATCAATTAAGTAATAGGTATCTCCCATAATAGTAAAGTTTATTTTTACCAAGTCAGCACTTGTGACATTGATAAAAGCATCATGAAAACTTTCAGCAATTTTTTGTTCTACACCTATGTCACCCGATCCACCTCTCAGTGTATTGAACAGATCTGGGTTTTTCTTTACTTTACTTTTACCTAGGTTTGCAGCCTGCGCTTTAGGTTCAGAACCTTTACTTTGTTTTGTCTCCAAAGGTAAGTTTTCAGAGGGACCTTTATTATCTCTATTTTGTTCGTCTTTGGTTTTTGTTTCTGATTGGGGATTTGCTCCGCTGTAAAATAGATAATTTATTTCAATATCAAAACTTAAAATTTCTGTATTTTGTCCCGAATAGATAT